GCAAGCTCGATGTTGAGATGGCCAAGATCAATGCTGAGTTGCAGAAGATCGAAAGTGAAAACGCCATTGCCATGCGCAAGGCCGAACTCGATCACCATGCCGAGATGGCGGGTCATGCCGCATCGATCGATGTAGCCAATGCCGCGCCGGCAGGCGAGGGCGGAGGCGCTGACCCGCGCGTCGATGAGCTTGAACAGGTCGTGGCGCAATTGCGCGATGTGGTGATGGGCATTGCACGCGCCGTGCTTGGTCCGCAGGACGGCACGCCACTGGCGGACATCCCGCATCCGATAGCGGGGCATCCATCGAACTTCCCGCCGCCGCAACCGGGACCCGCACCAGATCAGACCCAGCCGCCTCCGGGCGGCTTTTTTAATGCGCCGCAGGGCACGCCCCTGCCGCAGTGAGTTTCGGGCACGCCGTCGCACGACGCGATGGCGGCCACGATGAGCCAGCCCCTTCGGGGGCTTTTTTCATGAGCACACGAGGATGGACGATACCCAGCTTGAAACCGAGCTGGCGGCTCTGACGAGCACGCCGGCTGCCGAGAGCGAACAATCTGAGGCGACGCCCGAAAAGCCGGAAGGTGAAGCGGCCGACGCCAAAACAGAGACAGAACCAAAGCCCGACGACGGCAAGACCGAAGATGCTGGCGATGACGCCGGCAGCGAGGACAAGCCAGAGGACGGCAAGGTCGAGGACGAGGACAAGCCGAAAAAGAAGCTCAGCGGATCGGAACGGCTCAAGCGCCGTCTGGCCGCCGTGGAAGCCGAAAACGCAGCCCTGCGCAGTCGCTCCGGCGATGGCGAGGTGAATGCGGGCGAGCTTGAGCGACGCATCGGCAAGCCTCCGAAGGAAGACGACTTCAAAGGCGACTATCTCGCGTATGAGCGCGCACTGACGGCTTACGAGCTGGACAAGCGCCAGGTGACGCGGGAGATGCGCGGCGAGATCGACCGGGCCAATCAGGCTCGCGTTGATCGTCGGCGCGAAGCCTCGGAAGATCATCTTGAGCGTGTCGAGGAATTCAAGACCAAGGTCAAGGATTACGACGAAACGCTCAAGAGCGCGGCTGGCATCAAGGTCAGCCCGTTGATCGAGGAACTGATCCTCGACAGCGATAAGAGCGCGCATCTCGTCTACCACCTCGCCAAGAATCCCGACCGGATCGCGCGTCTCAATGACATGAGCGAGCGCGAGGCGGCCCGAGAAATCGGCCGCATCGAAAGCCGGCTGTCTCTGCCGAACCCAAAAACAGCAACCCAGGCTCCCCCGCCTGTCAAATCTGTCAAGGGCGGCGCGTCGCCATCCAGTCCCGAGAAGGATTTGGATGCGTGGCTCAGCAAGACCTACGGCAAAAAATGACGGGCGACAGGAGCCGTTAGCCAACAGGCAGAACGGCAATGTCGAACACCATTCTCAATCCAACGATCATCGCCAAGGCGGCGGTGCGGATTCTCGACAACGAACTTGTGATGGCGAACCGCGTGTTTCGCGGTTACGAAGACGAGTTCAACAAGAAGTCCAACGGCTACGACGTTGGCGACACCATCACCATCCGCAAGCCCAACCAGTTCACGGTTCGCACCGGGGCAACCGCCTCGATTCAGGACGTGGTGGAAGGCAAGGAGACGTTCACGGTCGGAACGCAGGTCGGCGTGGACTTCAAGTTCACCTCGCAGCAACTGACCCTGAATATCAGCGATCTGGCCGAGCGCGTGATGAAGCCGGCCCTCGTGCAGGTCGCCAACAAGATCGACTCCGACGTGATGTCGCTCTACAGCGATGTCTACAACTGGGTTGGCACGCCGGGCACCACACTCACGTCATTCGCAGGCTTCGCGAAGGCGACCGAGCGCATGGACCTGTGCGCGGTTCCGACCGACATGCGCGTGTCCGTTCTGTCCCCGACCGACCATTGGGGCCTCGCCGGTTCTCAGACCGCTCTGTACATGCAGGCGATGGCCACCAAGGCGTATCGCAGCGGCGAGATCGGCAAGATCGCTGATGTGGACACCTACGTCAGCCAGAACGTGCCTGTGCACACGACCGGCACCCGTGACAACACCACGCCGGTTGTCAACGGCCCCAACCAGAACGTCACCTACGCCTCGACGCTCAACACCGAGCAGGTGCCCGGCACGTCGTCGCTCATCACCAGCGGCAATGACTCGTCGGCCACGATCAAGAAGGGTGACATCTTCACCATCGACAGCGTGTACGCCGTCAATCCGGTGACGAAGGTCAAGCAGAACTACCTTCAGCAGTTCGTGGTGACTGCGGATGTGACGGCCTCGGCCGGCGCGGCCACTCTGGTGATTGCTCCCGCGATCATCACCTCGGGCGCGTTCCAGACCGTGGATTCGGTCCCGGCCGATCAGGCCGCGATCACCTTCCTCGGAACGGCATCGACCGGCTACCGGCAGAACCTCGTGTTCCATAAGAACGCCTTTGGCCTCGTCATCGTTCCGATGGTGAAGCCGCCGGGCGCGGTCGATGTGGCGCGCGAGAGCTACAAGGGCATCAGCGTCCGCGTCATCCCGTACTACGACGGCACCAACGACGTGAGCAATTACCGTCTCGACGTGCTGTACGGGAAAAAGACGATTGATCCCCGTCTCGCCGTGCGTCTGTCCGGCACCTGATCGACGTGAGGGGAGGGCTACGGCCCTCCCTGCCACCTTCCCCCATTCCAATCAAGGATCAATCCCATGGCGACAATCAAGCAACTCTCCGATGGCGGCCCGGACGGCGAAGACCTCGGCCAGTCGTCCAGCGACAAGATCGGCTTCTATGGCGCAACGCCGGTCGTGCAGCCCTCCGCGACCGCGCAATCGGCCGTGGCAACCACGGCGGTCACGACGCTGGTCACCACGCCGACCGCGACCGACATTGCGGTGGCGGTGAACTCGGTCATCAGTCGGCAGGCCGCGACCGTGACGCTGCTCAACCAGCTTCGCAGCGATCTGGTGACGCTCGGTCTGGTCAAAGGCTCCGCCTAAGCGTGGAGCTTCTGATCGGCTGCGGCTCAAACCGCACCAAGAAACTGACAAGGCCGGGCCGCGAGCAATGGTCCGGCCTTGTCACCCTCGACATGAACGACGCGCACAAGCCCGACGTGGTTCATGACATCGCCAGCCTGCCGCTGCCGTTCGCAGACGATACCTTCGATGAAATCCACGCCTATGACACGCTGGAGCATGTCGGCCGGCAAGGCGATTGGGCGTTCTTCTTTGCCCAATGGTCGGACTTCTGGCGGCTGTTGAAACCCGATGGCGTGTTCTTCGGCATCTCGCCGCATTGGTCGAGTGCATGGTGTTGGGGCGATCCCGGTCATACCCGCGTGGTGTCAGCCGAGAGCTTCGTATTCTTGTCGCAACCCGCCTACAGCCAGGTCGGCACCTCGCCCATGACCGATTACCGCTTCTGTTATCGTGCCGACTTTGATCTGATCCACAACGCGGTGAGCGTTGGGCAGTTGCAGTTTGCGTTACGGGCCATCAAGCCGGCGCGGATTGCGTCATGAGCCGTCACGTCTGGATCGCGATCCCGGCTTATACGGGCATGATCCATCTCGGCACGATGCGCTCGATCATTTCCGACATGCTCAAGCTTGCCGAGCGTGGCGACCGGGTGACGATCTTCGATGAATGCGGCAACGCCATGATTGGCGACGGTCGCGCGCTGATCGTGGCGAAGTTTCTGGCGGAAGACGGGACCGATCTCGTCTTTGTCGATGCCGACGTGACGTGGGAGGCGGGCGCGCTGCTCAAGCTGGTGGACGCACCGGTCGATTGCGTGGCTGCAATCTATCCGCAGCGCAAGGACCCGCTCAACTACTGCGCACAGTACCTCACGGATCGCAAGGAATTGTGGGCCGATCCGAAAACCGGATTGCTGGAGGTGGCGGGCGTGCCGGCGGGTTGCCTGCGGCTGTCGCGGGCCATGCTTGAGAAGATGGTCGCGCACTACAGCGATACGGAATTCTTCTGCGATCAGGCTCCCGGTCAAAAGGCATGGGCGCTGTTCGACCCTTACCGCATCGGCCGCATCAAGTTCGGTGAGGATTATTCGTTCTGCAAGCGATGGCGGGACATCGGCGGTCAAATCTGGGTCGATCCCGAAATCCGCATGGGCCACGTCGGATTCAAGACGTTCGTCGGTTCGTTTGGGGATTGGCTGAGAGCGCGAGAGGCACCCGGTGGCTAACTCCAAGAGGCGCATCGAACTCATCTACCAGGTGCTTGAAAACCTGGGCGTGCTGATCCCCGGTCAGGCCCCCAGCGATGAGATGGTGAGCAAGGTTGACGGCTTGCTCGATGCCACGTTGGCCAGCCTTGCGGCGCGCGAGGTGCTGTATGTGGCAGACGCGGGAACGGCTGATCCGCCCAACGGCGGCGAATTCGATCTGGCGATTTTCCTGCCGCTGGCCGACATTGTGGCCAACCGAGCGGGGCCGAGCTTCAATCTGGCCGGCGATCCCAAGCTCTACGTCCTGATGCAGCAGGGCGAGGAAGAATTGCGGGTGATCGGCAGACCGGCCCGCACCCGCAAGACCCTCAAGACCGACGCGCAACTGCGCAACCGTCCGTACTATCGCGGCGGCGGCAACTACACCTCGGGAACGTAATGGTTGCCATCCCGTTCCCGCTCTCGACCGCGCCGGGTGGCCGGTCACAGGAAAGCGCGGGCCGGCTCATCAATGTCTATGCCGAGCCGCTGGGCGAAACCGCAGCCGGCAAGAGCGTCTATCATCGCGCGCCCGGCCTCAAGAATTTCGGCACAACGACGCGTTCCGGTTTTCGGGGCGCAATGGAGATCGGCGGCACGATCTATTGCGCGTTCGATTCCAATCTGGAGAAGCTGACCAGCTCGGGCGGGGCATCGTCGCATGTCGGGACACTCAACGGCACCAAAAAGGGCTTCTTTGCCCGCAACAACAAAGCCTCAACCCCGGATAAGGTTTTCGTTGATCCTGACGGGAACATCGCCGTGTTCACGTCGAGTTCAGTCACCAATTCCTACCCGGATGGGGACCTTCCAGCGGTTAATGCGGTTTGCTCGATCGATGGCTATCTGGTCTTCACGACCGGCAGCGGGCAGGTCTGGGCGACCGGACTGAATACGACCGATGTCAATTCACTGTCGTTCGCCACGGCGGAAGCCAAGCCCGACGCTTTGATCCGCCCGGTGGCGTTCGGGCCACGGCTGTTCCTGTTCGGCAATTACACCACGGAAATCTGGACCGACGCGGGCGCCACGCCGTTTCCATTCGCGCGCTCCATCGTCATCCCGCGCGGATTGTTGGGGCCGTATTGCGTCGCGGGCCATGAGGATGCGTTTGGAAGCGCGCTGATCTGGGTGGGCGACAATAACGGCGTGTATCGGTTCGGCGGCAACTCGCTGACCGGCTACGTGCCTGAGAAAATCTCGCCGCCCGATCTGGATACGCTGATCGAAGCCGTGACCGACAAGACCACGCTGGAGGCGTGTGTGTATATGTCGCGCGGCCATGCGTTCTGGCAATTGTCGTCTCCAAGCTGGACCTGGGTGTTCGACATCAACACCTCGAAATGGCACGAGCGCATCAGTTACGGTCTTGTGCGCAGCCGGATCACGGGCGCGTTCAATGCGTTCGGCACGACGTGGCTGACCGGCGATACGCAGTCCGGCAACATCCAGCAAATCACCAGCACGGTCTACAAGGAAATCTCCGATCCGTTTCGCTCGCGCCTTGAGAGCGGTCCAGTCGAGAAATTCCCGGTGGGTGAACGCGTCGGGCGGGCAGATTTCAATTTCGTGACCGGCGTTGGCAATGCCTCGGGGGCCGATCCGATTGAGACCAATCCGACCGTGGAAGTCTCATGGTCGGACGATGGCGGTCAGAACTGGTCAGCCCCGCTTGAGCGCAAATTGGGCCGTCAGTCGCAGACCGGCAATCTGGTGTCGCTGGTGGCATGTACGGGCCGCTCAAGCTGGAACGGCCGGCGCTGGCGGCTCGATGTGTCCGATCCGGTTTATGTGGGTTTCATGGGCGCGACGCAATCGCCCGATCCTCGGGAGATTGGTTGATGGCCATTCGCCGCACCATTCCGTCGCCGGATATCCCGGTGATCGATCCGAAAACCGGGGCGATGAATCCCGACTGGTACGACTTTTTCCAGGATCGCACGCGCACGGCATTGGCCGACCTGCCTGACGTGAACACGTCGGGCGCAACCAATGGGCAGGTGCTGACCTTCGATTCGTCCAGCAACTCATGGAAGCCGACCACGATTGCGTTCGCGTTGAACGATCTGACGGATGTGGACACGACCGGCGTGCAGGTCGGCTACACGATCAAATTCATTCCGGCGGGCTTCTGGCTCGCGACAGCCCCATAAAAGCAACGGCGAATTCGCGCGCCACAGTTAAATAGGAGGCTCCCATCGGACTCTTCGACGCCTTCACCGGCAAGCCCGGCAAGGATGCGGCTGCGCAAAATGCCAGCCTGTACAACACCTACAACACCACGGCGCTCGGCTATCTCGACAGCGGCCTGAGCAATGCCACGGCTGCCAACAGCAGCGAAAGCAGTGCCTATCAGCCATTGAGCGATCTTGGCACAAAGTACGGCGGGGCGACTTCGCTTGCGCTCGATGCGCTGGGCGTGAACGGTTCGGAAGGCAACACGCGAGCCACGGACGCATTCAAGGCTGCGCCCGGCTATCAGTACAGCGTCGATCAGGCGACCGATCAGGCATCGCGCAAGGCTGCGAGCCTCGGCATTGCCGGCAGTGGCAACACGCTGTCGGGCATCGAGGAGAAGGCGAACAATCTGGCGGATCAGGGTTACAACGACTGGCTAAAGAGCCTGACCGGCTTCACGACCTCGGAAGAAAAAGCCACGGGCGATGCGGCGACCGGCACGGCCGGTGCCTACAAGGATTTGAGCAGCCTGTATTCCAATGATGCGACCAACCGCGTTGATGTGGCTGGAAATTACACCAGTGGATTGACAGGCACGAATACGGCGGCAGCGAAAGCCGATACGGATTCGAGCACGAATTTCTGGAACGGCCTGCTCCAGCTCGGCGGCCTTGGTGTGAAGGCGTACACCGGGGCCAAGGGCACCTCGAAAACCGCTTAATTCGGAGACGGTCTGGTGGCCATCAATCAGCTACAGCTTCCGCCGGTTCTGAATACCCGGCCAATTGATTTCACGCCGCTGTCGGACATTG